CGTCGAGGTAGTGAGCAGGCGTGGTGGTGCCGATACCGACATTTCCCGTAATCCCCACCGCCCCCGCCGTCCCACCATCGAGGTAAGCAGTGGAGTTGAGATATAGTCTGTCTGTGTAGGTGTTCGACCAGTAGGCTGAGCTAGACCCTAGATTATCGGTACTATCAGTATCAGAGACAAGTGAGGTGTTTATAGCTACGCCCGATAGATTAGATAGCCCAACATTCGCGCCACTACCGCCAAGTGTTTCAATTTTGTCGTATATCGCATTCTTGGTGGGTACTTCAAGCGAAGCGTTCCAACCTGCTCCATAGGCTTCATCTGTAACGGTGACATCAGCAAACGTAGGACTAGCCCCCGTATGTATATCCTGTGGCAAACTCAGCGTAGGGTTACCACTTACTCCATCACCATTGGTTACGGTGATTTGGTTGGTCGTGCCTGTGATAGTTCGAGCTGCTGTAGTGTTTAGGGCAGTTCTGGAAAGTATACCGTTTGCGCCTGGGTCAGCTATGCCGCCGCCTGTCGCAGAAGCTACCCCGTTTGCATCTATAGAGAGTCCTGAGCCAATCTTAATTCCACCAAGCGTGTCGGCAGATGCGGCGTTTAGGTAATAGTCAGCCCTGGCGATATTGCGCCCAGGTTGACCTGGGTCTCCTCTTTCGCCCCGAAGTGAGTCAAGAGGTATCAGATTTACCCAGTCCGAATCAGTATATCTCCACTGGATATGTGTACTGTTTTTTCTTAATTCAATTTCAGAACCATCTTTGCCTATTCCATCGAAGTAGTCTTTTCCTTTGATAGGAGTATATCCGTCTTTACCTCTTAATTCCAACAGCGAGAACAGACGGTTCCAGCTCCCATTGTCTTGTCGCCATTGTATTATGTTGCCTACTTTACGCAATTCAACACTTTTACCATTCTCTCCGACTATTTCATCCCAACCTGTTCCGTTGTAGGTATACAATTTACCCATTTGATTCTCCTTGTTTTATGAATGGCAAGCATGGTATAATAGGTGTATGAATATAACCAACCAAGAACTTGAACGATTTAACAGTAAATGGATTGAAAATAATGGTTGTCATCTTTGGCAATCTCCACTTGATAAAGATGGATACGGAGTATTTTTCTTTCGTAAGTTTAATCGTAGAGCGCATAGAGTAGCGTATTTTATTCATCAAGGTGACATACCGACTGGTATGGTTATAGACCATATTTGTAAGAATAGAAGCTGTGTCAATATATCTCACCTTAGAGTAATCACTGTTAGAGAGAACTCTCTCGTTAACTCTAATGGTGTTGGTGCTAAAAATGCGCTCAGAACGCACTGCAAAAATGGTCATAAGTTTGACCTTAAGTATGGCAAACAAAGATATTGCTCTATTTGTTCTAATGAAAAGTCTAAACGCCTCCAAGCTAAATGGCGTAGAGAGAATGTTATTCATTGTTAGATTTTGTACCATAAATCTCCCAATTTTGGATTTTTTGGCTTAACACTCGAAACAGTCATAGGGGTTCTTCCGTCAATACCATCAATCCCGTCACGGTAATCTTTCCCTTTGACTGGGGTATAACCAGCATCTCCTTTTTTGCCTTCTATCTTTGTGATACTAGAAATAGCCTCTGAGAGTTTCTCAAGGTCGGAGTTTCCCTGTAGGGTTTGTTTGATTGCTTTTAATTCATCGGATACTTTGGATACGTCGTCCGAGCTGACAGGGGTAATATTGTTCTTCGGGTCAGCTTGCTCCAAAAAATCTTTCATCGATGTGTTCATACTACAATTTTATAACCTTAATTACGTTTTGGCTAATAATAGATTCGGTTTAATATCCCCGTAATGCCTTTATTGCTATCTTGTTATTGTTGAAATCTATCAAAATATTACCCGAAGTTGTATATAGTAACTCTGCTTTGCCCGTAGTAACTAGTTTTTCGGCTAACTGTTTACTGACAAGGACTACCTTACCCTCTATAATGACACTCACGATGTTGCTAGTGGCTACCTTTTCACCCTGAAGCATGTAGAAGTTTATCTTACGATACTGGTCAAATAGGATAATCTCATCAGTCCCGTCATTATTGCCAGTCGCTCCCTTTTTAACAAGTTTACGCTGGGCAAGGGTAGTTTTGGCTACTTTTATAGGCTTATTATTTATATATTGCCACAAGCCGAATGTAATGTCGTGGTGTCCGTATACTTTGTCTGGGTCAGTCTGTGAAGCGGAGAACTTCACTTTATCTCCGTACCGTTTGAATGCCCACTCAATATCTGCCCTGAAGATAGGTCGGGGCATTTTATCAAGGACTGACTTTTTAATAAGCATGAACCCTGTACCAGTAAAGATAGCGTTACCGTCTTGGTCGTATAGAGCTGTCCCACTAGGGGCGTTGACGACTGGGTAGTCACAAGAAATTACATCTTCATTAGCATCAAGTAATTCCTGTAAAATGCCGTCTGGTAGTACCATATCTTCCTCTACAATAAGAATGTGGCTGTGTGGCTGTCTAAGCGCCCTGCTGAGCGGTTTATTGAAGCAAGCTGGCAACTTGTTACCATGCGACCAATATATCGTGTAATCGCGTCCTGAAAGCTCATAGAGCAATTCTTCTAAAGTCTCTGTCATCAGAAGACCCCGAGAAGGGAGGATAACACCTATGTTTTCGTTCATATAACGATGTCCCGTCCTTCCTTCATGCGCGCTTGCCCCTCAACATAGTGGATAGAATCATGGCATTTATCAAGTAAAACCACCTCATTAACAGCATGTAGGCGGTCTAAATAACCCTTCACGAGCTGGGTATTTGCACTTTTAGTGGTGTTATCTCGGAGAACCTTAGTAAGTTCATATATTTCATCAGTACCAGCGTTAGTATTAGCTTTGCCCTTGCTTCGGAGTTTTCTCTGTCCTGCTGTTTTATCCATAACAAGTATTGGGAGTTCATTCGCCCACATAGTGATACCAAAGTTCACATCATGCAATCCGTAGGTCTTAATTTTAGAAACATCCCGAGGCCATATAACTAATTTGCTGTCTTTAGTAATCATCATATCCCATGCGGTATCGGTCCGGAATATCGGGTCTGGGATAGAGTCAAGTACCCAACGCTCTACTAAAAGAAACCCTGTACCTGTGTAGAGGGCGTAACCTTCTGGGTCATGCAAGACGGTAGCCTCATTATCGTTCTTGAACGGGTAATCTAAAGCCACGGCTGGGTAACGCTTGGAGAGCATCTTTTTAAGTATGCCTTTGGGGATAATCATGTCATCTTCCACGATTAAGATGTGGGTGAACGAGTCATCTTGTAAAGCGTCTTCTATCGGGATATTGAAGCACTCTGGTAGCGGATTTCCGACTGAGAAGAATATCTCATGGTCTATTCCTTTAAGTTCCCGAAGAAGCTCTTCCATAGTACGGCTGAACGACATCCCTCTAGAAGGTAGCACAACAGCTATACGGATTGACATTTTGTAAATCTTCCTCTGTTATCTCTCGGTATTTTTGGAGTTTTAGCCATATTATGAAAAGTTGAATGTTCACTCTTGGTCATTAATTTTAGATTAGATATGTGGTTGTTATCTCGAACCATATCTATATGATGGACATCTTCATCTTTCTCTAATTTTCTACCCAGATACTGTTCCATAACGTATCTGTGCTCAAGTACTCGTTTTCCATTAATCCAGACCCTGATATAACCTTGGCTAGATACCTCTCGTCCACCTTTCCACAATGGATTTTCTGCCCCATGCCTATACCGTATTTTAAAGTTTTGTATAGTTTTTGTTCTCACGTATTCTCGACCATACTTTTCATTTAAATAACGTCTTACAGTGTCTTTATTTGACCCAACTTTAGTAACAATATCTTTGAGCATTATCCCATCATTAAAGAGACTGTAGATACTTTCAATTTGTGTAGAAGCGAGACTCATAATCCTATTATACACCATGCAGGGAAGAATAACCGCTATCTTCTCCATGTTTATTCCAGGCTATCGAGTTGCTCAGTAAGTATGTCGATGTTAGTGATGATTTGCTTCATCATGTCTTCAGTCTGAACGACGGTACGCTTTTCACCATTTACTTCTGCCATCTTACATTCAAGGACACCACCGAATACTTGTTTCTTGTACTCTTCGATACGGCTCTCAATAAAGAGCTTTCTATCCTCTAGAGCTGGTAGATATTTTTCTTGAACTTCCATGTATGCACCTTTCGTTTAAATTATATCCTTAGGACTGGGAAGAGGGTGGGAACTTCATCCTCCCAGACACAAAGATATAATTGTTAAGTTATGTTGTAAATTATATAGTAAAAGTTAATGCTTGGAAATGTAATTTAATCAACAAATAGAAAAGAGCCCTTTCAGGCTCCTCCCTATGTTGTAACTAATCAGATTAGTCTTTAACGACAACGGCGTGGTCAGCACGTAGGATTTTGACGCCCCACAATGCCTGAGATACGTATAGTGTCCCCAAATACTCCGTTTTCCGCTGGCTCTCGAACTTGATGTCCTTTTGCACAGCGATAGCACATGCTTCTTTGTGGAATAGCAAGTTGTTGTTCTGAGTAGGTGTACCTGCCGTAACTTTAAGGTTGTGACTCATCACGACTTCTAGGTCGTAAATCGTTCCAATCTTACCGTTGACGATAGCAGAACCCGTACCAAGAGCGTCGTAACGAACATACTTGTCGATTGCGAGCATCTCTTGTTTGCCTTGTGGCGTCACTGCGAGCGTTCGACCCGTTGATGGGGCTTTAGCGTCGTCGAGGTAACGGTTAGCAACAAGGATAGTCGTGTCGTTCAAAGCTGTACCGTAAGCGCCTGCTGATTTAGCAGCGTTGCTGGTAAGCTCAGTGACAACAGTCGTGTCCATAACTTCAGCCATTGCGTAACCAGTCTTTGCTGTATATTCGCTAGCAGCGTCAATGATTGACTGTGCATCAGCGAAGTCTTCGAGCAAGAACGAAGTTTCGTAGTGTTGGTTGATAGAAATGAGCGTGTGACCTTCGGTTGGGGCATTCAACACGACTTGCGTGTTAGCCACCTTCTGGTGAGCGGTCAGATTGCTGACATTCGGAATGTCAATCGTCTGGCCAAAGCTTTTAATGTCTCGGTCATAGTGCTTTATTCGAGGAACCATAACAAGTGTAGATTCACGTGCTACTAGAGCCTCTTTACTCCATACTGTCGGGCGGAAATTAGCTAGGGTTGTCCCCGTCATTTGGTCTGTACCAAGTGCCATAATAATTCTCCTTCAAAGAATCAAAGTTAGTTAGACGGCACTTCACTATAACTAGAACGGTTTGAAGTCGGGATTATCCCGCTTAAACTGCACGTACTCCGTTGCTGACATAGCGGCGATTGCCTCTTCTGTAACAGCAGCAGGGGATTGTCTAGTCGTAGCTGATGCCTTCGGTGGTGCGGCTTTTTGGGCTTTAGCCACCTGTGCAAGGGCTTCTTGTTGACCAGATTTTCTAGCATTGACTGTATCAGTAGCAACAGAACGGGCTTTTGCAAGCTCGAATACTGTCGATAAATCATCCGCAAGGAACGGTTTTTCTGTGACAATTTTTGCCATCTCATCGTCTAATGATTTTGCTTCAGGATTATCGAGATAGAACTCGTTTACCTTTAGGCGGTTTAACAATAGGGAAGTATCATCGAACCCAGCCTCCGCTCCAGTGGTGTCGATTGTGGTTTTGAGTGCATTGGCAGCTTTCGTCGCTTCGTGCATTCGTTGCTCACTCTCACGTACCATTTTTGCGAGTGCTATTGGGTCGTCTAATTTAAGACCCTTCTTTGTTGCCCATTCCAGCGTATCATCATCTGATGTCTGGTCTGGTGAGTCGGTAGCTTCTTCCTCTTGGGTATCCCCTTCGGTTTCTTCTACTTGTACCGCCTGCGTTTCAGAGATTTCAAGTTGTTCAGTTTCCTGAGCTTGTACGGTCTCTTCTTCCGTTGTGGTTGTGGTATCTTCTGACATCACGTCTCCTTTTAAGTTTACTTGCACCTATATAAATAATATGGCTAAAACATAACCGCTGTCAAACTGTTACATCCTGATTTGGCGTTTGTTACATAATGGAATGACATCTGTCACAGGATAACAGGTGTAAAAAACCGTAAATTGTTACATATCAAAACTTGCCCCGTTACATAATGTTATAAGTATGCTGGTAGGGCTGGCGACAAGGTGCATAGCCGTCAACCCTGCTAGAGCACCTATTTAGGAACTTTGACCTTTATCAAGTCAGCTATCTGCGAGCGTACCCAGTAAACTCCTGCGGCAGTATTTATAATCTGTACCTGTCGTTCAGTAGAGGTCTTGTCTCTATACCCCTCAGCAAATAGGTTAGTTTCGTAGTTGACCATCTTCATCAGTAACTTTTTGCCTGATTCGCTACTTATGTAGTCTCTGAGAGCATTTTTATCTGCATCTGTAAATAAATCCATGTTGCACCTTTCGTTTAATTATTTGCCTGATAGTACTTTTGCAGCTGATTGAGCATCGACTGTTTTGGTTAAACTCGCCTTTTTCATTAAGGCATCCTGGATAGTTCCTTTTGTTATTCCAGCATATATTTGTAGAGCTTGCTGGGTAGTATATTTATTTCCAGTAGCCCCTGCGAGTATGTTAGCGGCCTCCTGCTTTGTTTTTTTAGTCGTAGCAGCAATCGAGTTTAGGTGTTCTTGTAAAGTTAAACCCATACTAACCGTTAACCATTCCTGGGGTATTCATCCCATTACCTTGCTGTACTGCGGCAGAAGCAATATTCTCAGCTTGTGCCTGTGGAGCGGAAGCCATCTCACCCTGACCTTGTTGAGGCATAGCATCCTGTGGAGCAACACCCTGTGGCATATTATTCTGGGGAAGTGCCTGTAACTGAGCTTGCTGAGTCTCTGCTGCCATCTTTTGCATTTGTAACTGTTGAACGGCTTGCATTTGTTCATTAGGGAACACCTTATCGAGGATATTCTGGTCGATGTCGAATAACATGCCAGAGGTCAAACGGGCTAATTGAGGTACATTGACTCCTGGGATCTTTGATGCCATGAGGAAGAACTGCATAGCTTCTTGCTTGCGCTCTTCTTTAATAGCCTTCGCGTTTGCTTCAAGAGAAACCTTAACGTCCCAGTTACCTAAGTACTCACCTGGATTATAGCTCTTCCACTCAACCCCTTCACTACCAATCATGCGGACGGCTTGCTCTTGGGTCATAAATATCTGACCAATCTTAAACATGTTATTGGCGAGGGTAGCGAAGAACTCACTTTCGTAATTCTCTAGTTTAGAAGCAAAGCGTGTGCCAGTTTGCATGAGTCGTGAGTTTATTTCAGTAGCAGATTGTGTACCTTGTGCGCTTGCACCTTGTACGAGTTCATTGGCAGCGGTAGCACGACCCATCATACTTTGGATGCGGGCCATCTCATTATCAGCATCTTGACCAATGCCATTTGGCTTAACAAACTCTATGCTTCCTGGAGGCAAAGTAAAGATAGCCCCTGGTGCGATTTGTATCTCATCTGCTTTCTCAGCCTCTGATGGGTCAAGTATTGCCATCATGTTATTAGTGAGAGCCATGTTATCTGACTTCTGGTTTTGGGTATCATTTAGAAGCTCTTGGAGGTCACCGATTACTTCAATCTCACCTCTAGCGTACCAGAGAGCACCATCAACGTAGTCACGGGCTGGCGCAACAGGTATAAAGGCTTCAATCTCAGGGATTTCTACAGGGACAGATTGACCTTGGTCATCGACACTCTGAATGACGGAAGCCTCCCGTTTAGCCCACGTATCACCATTCTCGATAACTGTACAGCGGTTGGCAATTCGGACAATCTTCTCTTTATCGTGGAAGACAATTATTTCTACGAGGTTCTTATCTTCGTTGCTGGTAGAACCTGAGAACATCTCTTCTCGGAGTTGCTTAGCAGTCTTGTCCCCTCGGTAGGTCTTCTTAGTATACTCATCAACCTTATCAAGGTTCTTGTAACGCTTGGTCATCAGTTCAGACTTATCATCTTCTGGGTTGTACTGGTCGTTAACGATTTCCTCGTCTTCTAGTTCTTTCTTCGTGGTCAGGTAGCGGTAGCCACCCCACTGAAGGTTCTCATAGTTGGTTGCGGCAGGGTCAAAAAAGTTATCTTCTGTGGGGATATACTGGTTGCAAGGGTATTCCCCGTTCCAATATTGCCATAGGTAGCCGTTCCCTACTTGGAGCGAATCTTCGATAGCCCAAGAAGCTTTGAGTTTTGTCTTGTCCTGCGTCCACCACTGGTCGTTGAGTGCATTGAGGACTTTGGTATCCCCGTTCTGTTCGTCAGTTGTCGGGAGAAAGTCAAGTTTGACTTTTCCACCAATGACATTTGATTTAACTGCCTGGATAATCGTGAAAGTCTCTGGGACAAACGTATCTGACGAGCCTTCATAATTGACTGCCACACGTTGTGAATTATAGAGTTTTCGGGCATTCGACCACTTGTCTTTGTAGCCTTTTTTGTAGTAATCTCGTGCATTCTTAAACTTCTCCATGACCTCAGCAAGCACTTGCTCATCTGGGTCTACTTTTTCCTTCTGGGTAAAATCATTCTTAGCCATATATGCCTTTAAGTATGTGGCAAAAAACACTTGTTTGCAAACTTTTAAGGTTATCCCAGCTTAATTTTGGTTAATTTTGGTTAAATCTAGGCTCTAGCACCCTTTTTAAGCATTCCGGCATGTCTTTTCCGTATTTCTGCGTACTTTCGAGGTATTTTAGATGGGATATGCCGACGATTTACGATAACATCTGTCCACTCGAACACTTGGAGAGCGATAGCGGTAGAAATAACCGTGTCATCATGTGCCCCATGTTGAGCATTGGTCTTCCCTCGGTCATCTACCACATATTCCATACACTCTCGGATGAATGTTGGGTCAAAGTCTACTATTTTAGCGGTATAGATAGCTTCTGAGAGGGCGTTTATCATCAGAGGTTTGGTTTTTCGGTCAGTTTTCCAACCTAGTTTAGAGGTGTACTGCTCGAAGCGTTCCTCAACGCCCTTCTCACGCCTATAGATGTTGGAGTAGTTCATATCTCGAAGCCTCTGAACTGTCGTCAGACCGTGGTTATTTATCTCACAGGCTATGAGGGCATTCCCATAGTATCTACCCAGCTGTTCTAGGACTTCCCCGAACTCACTTGGTTCAACATCACCCCTCCATCTCGCAACGGTCTTGGTTTCGTCTATATCCATAATAGTCGCAACAGAGAAGTCTCCACCGATACCCTCAGCTACGTCAGCCCCAATAACATATTTCTTAGCGGAGACAGGTTTCTCCCATATCTTGAGAGGCGCTCCGATAACAGGTATGGCTTTGAATTGAAGTTTCTTTGGTCCAAAGGCAATCATCTCACCCTTGGCTTCTTCCTCAACCAGTTCGTAGGTCTTTGGCTCGTAGGCTTTCTCTTCCATCTTCACGAGTGCGCCGATATTGAAGCGTGAGTTACCGCTGGCTAGGAAGGCTTCTATATCTGTGAGAGGGTATTCTTGGTAGAACTTACGCTCATCGTCTGCGAACTCCTTCATCGTCTCTCTACGCCATGCAATCTGTTCGTCGGTGAGGTCATGTATAGACTTGAGTTTCTTTTCTTCAGCGGTCAGTTTGAACCCCTCTGGAACGGGTAAAGAATAGTCTTCCCTATCTGCCCAGCTAAAGAACAGCGGCTTGAATACTGAGTTTCCTGCTTTTGCTGCCTGCCATGTCTTATGGAAGAAATCACCAATTCCGTTAGCGGTACTCTCTAGGAAGATGGCAGTGTTAGGGATTTTAGGAACGGCTTGCATAAGTCCTGCCATCAACTCTGAACCATCTGCCCACTTTGAAATCTCAGAACCATGCATCCACTGGATAGTTTGTCCACGCCCCGTGCCTGTATTCTTAGCGGAGGCAACATCTATAGAGGATTTCAACCCTGTTCCATCTTCGGTATCGAAGGTGAGATCAGTTCGGGTATTATATTTGGTACTCGGCTTAAATAGTGGGTTTGAGTTGTCGTAATACCTGCGAAACATCGAGTACAACTCCTCGGCGGTATCTTGGTCGTGAGCGACAATCTTACTCTTAATGTTCTTGTGAGTAGCAGTCCACCAGTAAATAAGAGCCTCTACTAGTGTAGAAACTCCTTCTTTGCGAGCTTTGAGAATGATGTAACGGATTTGTCTGTGGTTAGCAATGTCATCCATAACGTGCTGGATAATAACCCTCTGTATTTTGTTGAACTCCAGCGGGACAATATCACCGGACTCAGTCTTGATTTTCAGGTTATTTAAGCAGTAGCGCTCAAAATCGTCGCAGACCTCTTTAATCTTCAGTAACTCTGCTCGACGTTTCTCTGGGTCCATGCAATTACTCTAACACAGTCTTGACAATAATAGTGCCCTCGCTGGGAGGACACGGTTTGCCATACCTAGAAATAATGGAGAGTCTGCTAGCTTTGGCTTCTTGGTTCCACTTTTTCTTGACTTCATTATCACTCCAATTACGGGCTTTTATCTCTTCCTGCATTCGAATAATGAGGTAACAATCGTCACAATAAAAGCGGTATTTTTTACTAGTGCAGAATATTATCCCACATTTGTCGCAACAGATGACTTCTTCTTTGGCGGACTTAAACTTCATTATTCCATCGATTGTTTTTAGTCCATCAAATTCATCCACGCCGCCCTCCTTGTAAAATGTTACCCTATATATTTTAAGGATAACACTAATGCTTCTAAAGTCAATCTTTAAAAGTCAAATATGAATACCAGAACGGGTGGATAACATCTTCTCAAACTGGGCAGCATCATAGTTTCCACAAGCAGAAACATTGTCAGGCAGCTCACCTACTAGACAGCGGAATGCTACTAACACACTCTTCCCAGCCCCCGTAGAACTCTCTAATATGATATATCCAATACCTTTATTAGCATGGGCCATGACTGAGTCAGCTTTAGCCCCCGTATAGTAACCCTTGACCCACTGGTACTGCCCCCTAGTATCGGTAAACTTATCAGTGAAATCACTCATTAGAAACTCTCCATCTTTCCTGTTTTTAGGTTTAATCGCTGACGAGTAGTAGTAATGTCAGATTGGCGGAACTTATCTATCGTGGTAGCTCGTAATAGGTAATCAATTTTCAAGGTCTGGTACTTATCGGAGTGCCACTCATCATTCATAAGATTCTTTAAGGACTTCTCTATCTCCTCTAAGGTAAACAACTCAAGGGTCTTCTTATAGCCGTGTGGTAGAGTACGGAAGTCCCGTCCTAGAGTAGCGTTGACTACTTTTAAGAGTCCCTTATCATCTGTGTCGTGCTCGTTACGGACATCTTTCACAAGTTCACGGATGAAATTGCGCATCTCTTCCCAGCGGGGAGGGTTATTACAGCCTGGTAAAATATAAAAATCATCCATCCGTTTCTCAATATCTACCATTTTCCCCTCCCTTATCTTTCTCCCCTTTATCAAATTCAAACGAAATAATTAACAAAAACACATACAACAGCATACCCATAAAGGCTTCTAAGAAGTCACCTGTGAGGATGAGGACTGTGAGCCCTGCACAAAGTATCCCTGCCCAAAAGATAAACTCACCGTTCATACTATCTACCTGTCCACATTCCACTGAGCTCACCACCAAGCTTGACGGAAGTATTGTCGTATACTGGGAACGGATTAACAATTATCGGAGCACCACTCTTCTCATCAGTCTGAAAGCCGTTATCTCTCCATAAGAAATACTGCCGACCATTCATAAATGTAGGCATCTCAGGCTCACCATCCTTCGCAACAGGCACCGCCCCAAGCGGAACATCATACCAGTATTTAGCTTTCCTGATAACTACTTCACCCTTATCATCTTCCCAGAACCCCGACTTCATGCGGATATTCGGAGCCATGAACTCAAACTCACCCATAGCGGGCTTCTGCTCAACAACTACTATCTCTTCCGAGATGTTCTCAATCGTCCCAACCCTAGAAGCTTTCTTACGGCAACTAGTGGAACAATACTTCGCATCACTCCTACCTTCAAACTCGATTCCACACACGATACATTTATTCATGCTACACCTTTCGTTACTTATTTATATATTAAGTGTACCAAATTATTTGTCACATGTAAATAGGAAAATATATACAATATATATTTTGGATGGGACCCTATTACATGTATGTCACAGATAATTTAAATATCCCCCTTTGTCACACTTAATTCTAATAAAGGGTCTAAAATGTCACACATATGCTGCTCATATGTCACAGATAAATGCTCTTCTTGTCACAGATAATCCTAATTGTGTCACAGATAGTTACCCTGTCTTTAGGTACCCCATTTCATTTTCGCCTCCCACACCGTAGCCCGCTGCACCACAGAGGTATACCGCCCCCCCTAGGGGGTATGGGGGTACTAGTTTACCCCTGTTATATGTATGTATATCTACGTCGTACAAGAGCCATTTTCAGACATAGGGCTATTAGT